AGTATTGTTCTGCTTCTTCTCTACTCATAAATGAACCTACATCCAATACAGTTTTTATTATCTCTTGTTTATGCATTTCTTTAGCATCTTCAAAAACTCCAGATGGTAAACAATCTCCACGTTTAATATATTCTTGTTTTAAAAACTCTACTGCTGTTTGTTTCTTATTCATATTCTTCACGATTTATTTTGATTACATATGGAAAACGGGGTATGCCAGCTGGTGTAAGATTGAAATACTTTACAGTTGCTGATTTACCGATTAACTTCTTTCTATCTTTTAGTATTTGTGCTCCTTCCTCAAAGGTACATTTCACATTTGATTTGAAAGATTGTCCGTCAGCCGTTTCAAATACCATATACCCAACCATACCACTTTTGTTACCCTCACCCTCACACACATCAACGATTGTATATTCTTCATCAATGAATGATTTGTGTTTCAGTAGGAACTTACTACGTTTGTTTTCGTACACATCATTCACTCTCAATATCTGCCCCTCATAACCTTGCTCTACATACTGCTCATACAACTCCATTAGTCTAGCTTCATCAGTTGCCATTCTCGTATCAACTATCACACACTTTGTATCACGGAATACTTTATCGTGGTGCTCCATAATTGCCAACTGGTTATTCCTATGTGAGAACTTTCCATTGTAGCTTGGTAAATCGTAAATGTGATACTCAATAACTTCCGCACTCTCTTTTAGGTCATCTGCCGTTGGTTTGCTTTTCTTTACCAATGAAACGATTTTGTTGAAATCATTAGCCAACTTATCACAATACAATTCCCCATCAAAAATCAGTTCAGGATTTGCTTCAAATAGGGGTTTAAGCCCTTCAAAGATATGTGGTGCTGATAAGATTGGTTTACCATTACGGGTAAACATTCCGTCCTCTTTAACGATACAACGAATACCGTCAAGCTTTGGTTGTGAATAGATTGGAAACTTCACTTTGTGCTTTTCATCATTCCAATCTTTAGCCAACATAGGTTTGAAATATTGTGTTTCATCAATATCACTAATCGTTTCATAATACCCACGCTCCAACTTCAACTTTCGTTTTGCTTCAGCTTCTTTCATTGCTTGCTCCTTATCGGTAGTTTCATTTGCTTTACCGGCGTTCTTACCATACACAACAGTCCACTCATTGATAACTTTCTTACCATCAGTCTGACCGGATATAGTACGATACTTATTACCCACGACTTCAATTGTCCATTCCTGCGTTTTGCCCGTCTCCGTGCGTTTGTAGATAGTTGCTAATTTCATATAATTTGTTTTTTTATTTTACTAATTCAATTCTAATCGAGCCATCTTCGTTAAACCAACCTTTAATACGATATGGTTTTTTATCAGCGTTACTGGCTGATTCCAAATAGCCGGCTAAATGTGGTCTTTCACCAAGTCCTTCTTCCGTATGAGAATTGAAGGTTACTGTGTAAGTACATTTATTTACTTCGTCACTAAGTTTTGTATTCTCAATTCCGAATGTACTAAACCCATTTATCATTAGGTGTCCGGCCGCCTGTAAATCACCTAATATATTATCCAACCCTTGCTGCGATACACCTTCTTTTTTAGGTTTCATCATTTTCCGATTTTGGCGTAACTGCCTCACTGCCTCTTTTGAGTATGTGCTTCTTTGTGTTCTTCCGAATTTCATATCTATATTTCTTTAAAGTTTTTTAAAAATGGTTTATCGTATTTTGGTCTAATCAACTTCCATATAATATGGTCGTATGGTTTTCTATCCCATATTGCGAAACATACCGGTCTCAATGGAGCTTCTATATATTTCATAACATGCTCAGCGAACTGCTTTTTGGTAGGTTCAGGATCGACATCACCATACTTACCATAACGAAAGTAATCGTGCATCTTACCACACCTTTCACCAATAGAAAACTTAGCGTATTGTAAGTTACCTATGGTCTGCTTTACCCACACATCAAATTCATCTGGTACTCTATCTAAAAACTCGTCCAATGGTTTACCATCACGCAGTAACTCCCATATATCAATAGTTGAAAAGTTAGTCAGTATTTTATGTAAGCGTATGTATTCATCACCCTTAATCTTCATTCTCATACCTGATTTGAATTTGATTACATAACCTTCCGCATCGTTTGATATGGTTTTTTTTAATTCTTTAAAGTCAGTTATACCGTCATATTTCTTCACTATTCTAAATCCCATAGCTTGTAATAAATCGCCGATAGATATGCCTTCCAATCTTGTATTATACACATCATATTCATGCCCGTCAGCATTATCTATAACTCCTAACAATACCAAATCTTCGTAATCATAATCAACTACTATTCGGTTTTCTTTGTAGATTATTTCAAATAGGTAAGTACAATAAGTAAGCAATCCTTTGTACGGGAGTTTCTTCAACATTTCCATACCTTTAACTGCTTGCTCCGATGTGAACGAACCACGTGTTGCCATTATCCACTCACCACCATAATTGAATAAGATACCAAGTGAGCCATCCATCTTTTCAAACACGTCAAACGATTCATTTGGTATTTTGGATTCTCTGAATGTCAACCCTTCCAATTCTTCGTAGTTAAAGAATTTAGGGAAAGGTTTAGCCAATACATTACCTTCGTTATCCAATACCAAACCTCTACACGCAATAGTCAAATCATCCCACTTATTTTCATACTGACACGTACGTGAGTAGTTGTATATTGATATTGGATATTCAGGGTGGTCTTGCTTAACTATCAAGCCGTCCTCTATGTATTTGTTTATTAATTGTAAATCGTATTTCATAACTTATAGTTTTATTTCAAATCGGTTTCGCATCATCTCAACTTTATCAGTTGGGCAATCATGCACATTCGTTCCATCGTGTCGGTTTTCAACAATAACTGAATGTACTCTATATCCATTGGCGTTTGCTAACATATAGTAATGTTCCATTTCCCACTCCATTGTGAATGTATTAGATACCACAATTTTTTCAACTCCACTTTCCATAGATAACTTCACTTTGTTTTGACACCAAGCGTGCGCATCTTTTATACGAGTCGGGTCAAAATTGTAATTACCAAAAAGGTCAATAAAGTACATATCGGCTTCAAAGTGTACTCCACCGATTGCGTTTGCTAATGTTGATTTCCCACTTCCAGGTAAACCACGTAATAGTATTAATTCTTTCATATTATGCATATTCATTTAGTTCGTAATACTCAGCCCCCATTTGAAGCCAAGCGTTTTCATAAAATTCCTCAACCTCTTTCAAAGTTGAAATTGGATGATTCCATTGATTAGGTAAGAAGTCAGCGCTGTATCTCAAGTCAATCGTTTGAGATTTGCCACCCTTATTAAGCGTAAACTGAACATCAAAAGAATATTGGTCTCTATCTTCTGCTCTATCTGGATAAGTTACACCAAAGTTCCAATGATAACCGGTGATAAAATACTTTGTACCCTTATCATCGGTAAACCTTTTTTGGAAGCCTCTCAATGAATTTTTCCAATGGTCTTCAAACCATTTATAACCGGCTGCTTCTAATTGCTTTTCAAATTTGTTATCGTATGTAGTTTTAATTGTCATTTTGTTTAATTTTAAGTTGTGTAATGTTGAATAACTGTATTGAGAAAGTCCAAAAAAACTTTTGATGTTTGTAGATTATCTTCCCAAATTGAAAGACTCGTTGATTGATTATGTGGCCCGGTCAATTCCCAAAACGATATTGGATAATCAATTTGGCCGATCATATCTCTATACTGGCCACCCTCTCTATCAATCGTAAGGAAAAACTCTCTACCAGGTCTATCCTTATGTTCAAATACAATATCGTATGTCCTTTGTGGATGCTCTCTATCGGTCATTTCAACCTGTTTAATTTGTACCGAACAACCAGGTGCTTTTATTATCTTCTCTATATTCTTAATGTTTAACATAATTTTCAGTTATTTCGTGGTGGTCAAAATTCAACATTGATTTAATCGGTTGGTCTTTCATAAGCGAAACGACTTCACTCATATCAATCGGATAAAGGTTGTTACCATCAACACCAACATCCATCATCTTACCCGGGCCAATTCTTTTATCAGCCGGTAAGTGTACGTGTCCGTGTAAGTGTATAGCCTTTCTAGCCATATTATCCCACGATGCTATTGGAAAATGCATTAGGGCAAATCGGTATTCCTTAGCTGATAGTGTACCTACATTTGTTTTCACTACGAGATTTTGGTATTTACTAACCGATGCGAATAAGGATTGGCAACCACCTTTGTTATTTTCAATGTGGTGGTCGTGGTTACCTGTAATGATATGAATGTTCTGGCACACAATTCGGTTTCTAAATTCTTCAATCATTTCAAATCCACCAAACGACCAATCGCCCAAATGAAAAAGAATATCATTCTGACCAACTACTTCGTTAATGTTACCAACTAATGTAGCGTTCATATGCTCCAATGATTTGAACTCTCTACAAGTCACCGGGTCAATCCACTTTGTAGTAGCTGAACAAATGTTATCGTGGTTGTAGTGAGTATCTGATGTAAAGAACAATCTTTGTCCTTTGTTTAGTGTAATTTTCATATTGTTGTTTTTTGTTTAGAACTTCATTATATAGGTAAAGGGGACACATTTACGTGTCCCCATAGTACCCTATCACCATTAAAAACTATTACCAAGTAATTGTTGTATCAGCGTCTTGTCCATCTTCAACATCGTTGAACAATTTGCTATCAACTTCTTCGGTTGATTTGTTGAACTTTTGTATCAACTGCTTCATAAACACTCTCTCACTATCAAGTCCACCATCGTTACTGAAATAAGGTAAGATAGCGATTTCGGCTGCTTCTAACAATGTAAAGCCATCGTAGATAAGTCCGGCTGCTTCAACATTCACACGCGTTGAAACGATTGTTGAAATCTTACTAGCGTCAGATTTGATTAACTGGCGAGTAGTATCGGCGATTTCAGCCAAAGCGTTTAACGAATAATCATCAGCTTCAGGGAATTTGAATTTCAACAATTCGTATTCACTTTGTTTATCCAACAAGTCCATTTCAATTTGAACAAATCTGTCCATAATCGCACGGTCCATAATACGAGTCGAGGTATATTCGTTACCGATATTAGCGGTAGCGATAAAGGTAACTCCACTAGCTACTTTAACAATCGGTGAACCTTCAGCTTCATCCAATCTTAAATATCTTTGACCAGAGTCCAACACAGTCATTAAGATATTCCAAGCTTCTGGATGTGAACGAGAAATCTCGTCCAAAAGGATAATAGCGTTTGGCGTTTTGATAGCCTTAACGAAAGCGGATTCGGAAAAGAATGTACCGGCTTCTTTGTTAAAGTGCGTATTACCGATTAAGGTTGCTCTGGGGTCCTGCGTAGCACCTAAGTTAAAGTAGAAGTCAGGACGTTTCAATGAACGAACAAGCGATTGAGCGGCAAGTGTCTTACCACAACCAGTCGGTCCAGTCATCATTATATTCTTACCACGTACAGCTGAACGTAAAAGATATTTCCACTTCAAGTCTTCAATGAATAACCCAGTCGGTTTCAATTCAGTACCTTTGGTATGGATAAACTCTTTAAGATGTTCGTGCGTTTCAAATGCTTCAGTCACCGAGTCACAAGCATTTTCTTCAATGGTGTTAGCAACTTTTTTGAACTCGTCCATTTCAACTAATTTGTAAGTCACTTTACCGGTCTTACCTACATAACCACGAATTGCTTTGTTTTCATCATTCGCCTGTTTGATACGATTACGGGTGATACCATCAACTTTTGTTAGTGGTGTACCATCCGTAGTCATAAGAGCGAATGTACGTCCTACTAACATAGGTTTGTAAATTTCGTTTGTGTAACCTACATTAAAGTCATTTACTTTTTTGGTAGCTACTTTCTTTACCAAAGGTTTTTTAGTTACCACTTTCTTAGCTACTGGCTTTCTCTTTACCAATGGTTTCTTAGCTACTACTTTCTTTTTACTCACTGCTTTACGTTTAGCCGTCGCTGTTGTTCTACTCATACGTTTGTTTTTAGATTTTAATGTTGAAGATTTAGTTACTCTTTTTGTTGTTGTACGTTTTGTACTCATATATAATATTTTTTTTATGTGATGTCCTACTTCCTGTCGGACCATACAAAGATACGGCGTTTTTGCTTATCCGCCAAATGTTATTAAAAGATTGTTTCTTGATAATCAACCAGTTAGCAAACCCTTATATAGTGTTACACGTAACTGGTTAATAATCAATAAAGTTTTTTCTCAATGTGCGTCAACACGTTACATAATAAAAAAAGGGATAATGTATATCCCTTTGATTATCATTAGAACGATTATGCGTTAGCGTTATTAGTCCCTATTTGGTTTGGATAAAAATAACTCATTCATAGTTTTGGCAACCTGCATCATGTTCTCAACATTTACATACTTAGCTCCTTTACCATAAGATTTTTTGAAAGTGTCCCAATCTTGCGAATGTTCAAATCTATCTTCACTTTGGTCGGTAATGAAGTATGAAAGTACGTTGATACCGTTTGCTATCATTTTCTTCACTTGTCGGTTTGTGTGTTCAGCTGCCTGGTTACCGCTATAATGAATAGAGTCGGTTTTAGTACTGATACTATAAGCAGGTTGTCCATCAGAGAAGTTAAGGAAATAACTATCAACAGAATTACCAGATGGTATTAGATACTTAGCGATTGCTTCAAAACACAAACCTTCAGGTGTTGTATTACTACAATCCAATATACTCATATACTTAGCGAATTGTTTGAATGAATCCCTACGAGAATCGTGTATCAAACAAATGTAAGGTAATGATTTACCACCATTACGTCCCGCATCAGTTGAACGAATTGAAACTTGTACATTTAAGTTACGAGCCATTTCACAAGCCTTAACGATTGCTACAACCGATGTGATAGTACGTTTAAGTTTTCTACCACTCATTGAGCCGGAATAGTCAAGAGATATATGTAAGTTAGCTTTGTTGAACTGGTCAATCTCATTAGTGTAGAATACACTATCATTATCATAACCAAGTGCAGCAACCATACGTTTATCAATCTTACCTTTCTTCAAACGGCTGAATATTGTTTCACGACTCTCACTACGTATTTGTAATTTCTTACCTAACATAGTACCCAATACGATACCACGTTTCACCTCGTCCTCAGCCCATACCTCAGGTTCTTTTGTTTTCCAATCAACACGCGAAAACGGAAAATCATCCGATTTAAGTAGGTTGCTGGTCAATTTCTTCACTACGATACAATCAACACCTTGCGATATTCTACCATATGAACTACCTACATCACCACCTACACGAACCAATTCAGTTTCACTTTCGGTAATATCATTCAACTTACTAAGCTCGTCCTTACTTACTGATTTCTTTTTGATGTTACCATTAAGGAAGTCCTTTTGTTTTTGGAATTTCTTAGCCAACTGCTGAGCGGCGTTTTTACTCAATCGGTTATCACCTGCATCACCCGAAGTAGCTGCTCCGGCTTTATCATCAGCTCCATCTTCACCTTTCGCATCTATGTTCACTCCGTCAACACCACCCATTTGGTCGTTATCGCCAGGTTGAGATTGAATTTCACCATCACCATCTTCGTTAATATCAGCGGGTTCACCATCACCATTACCATTACCACCCTGTCCGGCACCTTTACCAGCCCCCTGCGGTACTTGTCCACCATTCTGATTAGAGATAGTTTCCAACATAGTTGATACAATCTCAATAGATAAGTTAAGCGCATCGGTTGAAGATTTTAACCTATCAATGTTTTGTAAATTCAACTTACGATAAATAGCACGTAGAGCTTTCAGTTTAGAAAGGTCGGTTTTATCATTAAGGAAGTTGATGATACGAAACATATACGAGTCTACCGTTTCATCGGTAAATTCATCCGAGTCAATACCTTTGGTAACTACCTTATCATTGAAGTAGTGGTTATACATTGAAGTATAGTAATCACGATAGCCAGGTGCCGATGTGTATATGTACTTATCAATACGGCGGTCTTCAATCCAATTCGTAATACCACTAATAGCATCCAACACATCATCATTCACAATACCATACTTACCGATAATACCATCGGAAAGGAATATGTTACGTAGTTGTGTTGAATAGTTTGGAAACTGACGAATTATACTAATCATAGTTGAATCCAATTCAGCAACTGGATTTGGATATGAAAGCGGATTGCCATTTTCGGTATCTCTTTTGTTTTGATACTGAATCCTACTCAATGATGATTTGTATGTATCACGACATTTTGATACAGCCGCCAATAGTTTGAAGTCAGATAAAACGATATGTGAACCTTCGTGCAATGCCAAACCAACCGATACGTCAAAGTTATCATCAACGTCAGCAGATAAGATAACTTTCTCACCATCCGTTTTGCTTTCCGATTTGGTAGCGAATGTAACCGGAATAGGTTTTGAAGTAACGATTTGTACGAAGTTAGCGATTGCTCTACGAACTGATGCTAACTTATAAAGGTTATTCGTTCTTTTATACGACTCCAATTCTTTCGGCGTATATACACCATACGTATCAAGGTAGTCATAGGTATCTTCATAATCATCATACCAGAATGATGTACCTTTTTTCGTATATCCGTTATACGAATACTTTGTTTGTTTGTTCTTACTCATATTATAAATTTTTATTATTTAATGCCCTACTTCCTGTCGGACCATACAAAGATACGGCGTTTTTTGTTCTTAGCCAAATGTTATACAAAAAAAGTTTATTGAAAATCAACAAGTTAGCAGAACCGGTATTCCGGCTTTACATAACTGGTTGATAGTCAATAAACTTTTTTCTCAATGTGAGTCAATGAGTTATATATATTTTTAATTAATATATGTAACCGGTTGATTTAAAGTGTAAAGTCGTCAGTATTATTCAGTCCCTTTGTATTTGTAGTTGCTTTATTACCTACAACTGTTATCTTTGTTTGTGTTGATGTACCGTTAGTAAGCACTCCGTCCAACAATTCATTTTGCTTCTCTAATAGTTTCTTAATATCATTCAGTAAAGAAACTACGTTATAACTTTGTTCAGGTGTCATTGTTTAATTTTTTGTATATTGTATTATTATTGTTTGGTAATGCTAATGAATTATTGTGATATAGTATTTTACGATCTTCCGAAAACCCCGTTATTGTAATCACTTCGCCCAATTCAACATTAGCTAGGAGTTTGTTACCAATCCTATCGGTAATGATTAAGAGTTTATCACCGATTTTTAATTCCATATTTACTTTTTAAGATCCAATGTTGCGTTATTGTGTATTCGGATTTGGTCACTTCGGTAATGTCTAACTATACCACCATCACATAATGCGACACACCATATATCATTCTCAAATGTTCCACCATTGACTACATATATAGCATAGCCTTCCCTATCTCCTTCAACAATGACGGGTATAGGATGTTTAAATTCTAACATCATAGTTCGTGTTCAGTATGCGCTTTATCACAATCCCAATCAAGCCATACCTGATTAGGGTCGTGGTTTGGATTTTGTTTTTGGTACTTATCCCAATCTTCAATAGCCGTTGCCCAAGCCCAAGCTATACCTGCGGTAAGTACAAACATTCCAATAAATAGTAATGCCATAGTTTTAATAGTTAATCCCACCAACCACGAAGACCTGAGCCATCAAATTGGTCGTAAAATTCTTTATCTTTATCAAATTTTGAATAATCTTGTCCACGTAATATATCCGATAACTCATTCCATTGCTCTTCTTCAATCACTCTACTCCTTTCAAAGATTGCTCTATTATGTGCTTTCTCTACATCATTTTCCTTATCTTTAAGGACAAAAGAATCGGGATAATCTGTGGATGGTTCAAACTCAAAAGGATATATAATCAATTCACCCAATTCAGCTTCCGCTTGTTCAATAAAATTACCTTCCATAAAATTACGATACAATTCAGCGGCCCTTCTCATTTTGGCTACTCTTTTTAATCGTGATTCATCAACTTCATAACCATACTTTTCAATGTAGTCGGCGATATTAGTAAGCCCGATATTATTCATTACATAAATGCCATGCGGGTCATATGAACGATACTGCCATAACCCTTTACGAAAACTCCATATGTTTTTTATGAAACGTGGAATATCATATCTAAATGTGTCCCACACTTTAATTAATCGGTATTTTATAGTCATAACTTTTGTTTTAAAGATCACCATTCATAATTGCTATTCTACGAGTCTTTTGGTCTTCAGTCAAAGTTCCCATAAAGGTATGCTCAACTTTAACTGATACGCATTTTTCCGATACCCCTTGGCTTTTATAATAATTATTGATATAATTAATAATATTCTCAGCTCCCACCGGATTTGCTGAATGTACATATGTAATAGGTAGTTGTATTTTTTCTCTTAATGCTAAATCTACCAACCACCGTGCACAATCCATTCCGGTCTTTTCCGAAATGTTGTTATAGTCCAATATTGAGTTTGGTTTTACATTACGATAATACTCTTTCATAGCTTCTTCACCAAGATCGTGGTCGAAAGATATACATTCGTATTGGTCCAGTCCGTGCAAATTGATATGGGCTACAAATTCATCGTAATTTCTTACTACTTGCCATGTTGGGTCTAATGGAGTGCGAACATCATCCAAATAGAGATATATTTTATTTTCTACCATTTCTCATAAATTTATTTCTTATCGGGTACCACCATTCGTAACGGAAAAACGTCCAAAATGCGAAGTGAAGATTTATATCATTTTCCCATTTTTTTATGTATTCCATTAACTCAGTTAGCTCTTCTTCCGTTGGATTCTTAGCCTCAAATGTAGTATCAGCGTATATAGGAGTATTACCTTCCCACTTTTTAAATATCTGACCGGTATGTGGTTTTGAATAGAATTTACTAATCTTTGCCATAATACCACGTATTCCAACTTTTTGTAGTTTACCATATGTAAAGCTAAACGATGGAAAGTCGCATATCTCAAATACTTGCTCATTCTTTAATTTCTTTGTTGGCCATTTGTACTGACAATCAGCACTATTTGCCGACCAGTATGTATACCAGGTGCTATCACCAAATCTACTATAACTCATTTTGTTCTCTTTTAATTAAATTATCCAGAGTAATCCATTCACCCTGTTGCTCATCGCTTTCAGCTTCCCAATTACGAATGTAAACTTTAACCACATCATCTGCGAATTTGCCTATTGCTGAAAATCCAAATCCCTCACATATGTAGGGCATATAAAAATTTTGTGTTAATTTACTTGCTATTTCTATGATGTCAAAATCCCACGGCATTTCCGGGTCATTTAACTCACACCATTGTTTGCTAAAATCTGCCATTGTTTTATTTTTTGTTATTATAAATCTACGAATAATTATTTGATTTGCCAAATTAATCTATATGCTCTTCAACGTATCTTATTATATCCACTTCCAATTGCGAATCTTCTACTAATTCCATCATTGGGTCAAATACTACATATTCTACTATACCGGCATCCATATCCGTAAGTATTGTAACCATATAATCTTTTTCTTGGTAAGAGACTTCGTATGTGTGCTCAGTCTGCATTAGTGTAACCATATATTTTATTTAGGAGTTTAAAAATTACATTATCGTTCTTTGACGTTTTTATTTTAGTCTTTTAATAATTGTTTCTTTGTTGTTTCTAACGCTTTATCAATTCTTGAATCCGTATAGGCCTGTGTATCTCTCCTAAACTCCTCAGCGGTTCTGTCTAGGTTGATTCTTACTTGGTTAATCTCCTGATAGATGTGCCTCTCTGTATCTGAGGTGTGTCTGTAAATGTTACCTATTTCTTCACGTAGGTTTTTGAAATTCTTATCGTGTCTAATCACCTTTACCATACCCACAACAATCACCACCAACATTGTGATAGCAACCATCGCAAGCATACCAAAAGCAAATGCTAATTGTGTATTCATGTTTTGTTTTCTCCTATATTCAAAGAACGATAATGTTGTAGGGTTACCAGGACTCGAACCTAAACAAACAGAATCAAAATCTGTTGTGCTACCATTACACCATAACCCTATAAGTACAGCAGGTAGGATTTGAACCTACACGGTTTAGTTACCTATTTAACCGACCTCCGAAGAGCCCTACGTCTAACTTACGGATTTGTGTCGACATTATCCGTTTCCGCCACTGCTGTATATGTAGGAAAGTAGAAGATGGGCGGGTGGACATCTACTTTTATGAACGGCGTTACTTGCTTGCACCTCCGGTATTAAACCTTTCCCCGTTCAACCTATTATATAACACACTCTCAGGCATTCTACTTCCCGCTCCTACACGAATGTAGACACGAAATTGTATCTTACTTAGCCCTGCGTTGGCGGTACGGGTACCTGAGTTGATATGTTTGTAGTCAGAACAGGATTCGAACCTGTAAGCCCAGCTCTCCAGCTAGGAACTCTTTTTTGATTAATGTGTGTGAGGATCGAGATACCTCATGCTAGTACTTGTGTGTGCCTTTCACCTCCTGACTATTTTGTGAAGTTTCTTACTAACGGTACTTCACAAACCCTGCTTGTCCGTAACACAATCTACTCACTACTATTGTTCACTTTCATTGTGCCCCAAAGATATGCCGCTCGCATTGGTGAGTAGTCAGTACAGGATTTGAACCTGTAACCACGTCTGGTATGGGTTCACTTACTGCCATCAGGTTGCTGCCTTCAGGATTCAGTTACTTGCCATAGTGTCTGCTATTCCACCAACTGACTATTTATTTCGTATAATTTTATAAAATCCTTTCCGTATTTATTTTCAACATACTCAAATTCTAAAATTAAATCTTTTTTAAATAGAACTTTTAAATTTGGTACTGAATTTAATTTAGCTTGAACCTGCTTGTCAACATATCCCTTTATTTCAATAATTTCATTATCTTTAATAAAGTCCGGAATATATTGTTTGATTACGCCATTCCATTCATAAGAAAATTTCTTTTTATTTCTTTCAAATGAGATATTGTGCTCTAACTGATATATCACCCATGCAAGCTCATAACTACTATCACACCATATACCTTTGTACCACCCACTTTTACCAATACCAGATCCTTTTCTATATCCACCGGATGATTTTAACCAACAATCCGCATGGTATTTTCTTTTTTCTGATTCTGTATGCTCTATATCATTTCCGCAGTGTAAACATTTAGATACTACCCAATTTGTTGTTTTATATTTTTTTCCAAAATTCCAAGGTATTTGGTTAGAATTTGCTAAACTTTTTTTAAGTATAGATTCTTTACTAAATGTTCTACTATTGGCACACGCCCTACTACAGTATTTACCACTTCCAAAATTTCCAGTATGTTCCTTACTACATTTTATGCACTTCATATACATATATATAATTGAACCCGATTTTTTGTCGTGATTTATATAAATGTTTTGTATCGCCACGGGGAATCGAACCCCGGATTGGTCTTAGAAAGAGACCCGTGATAACCGCTTCACTATGGCGACATCTCTTTGTTTTACTATGTAAATATAATAAACTTTATTTGAAATACCAAATTAAATATTCTCTTTGATATATTTGTGTACCTTTGCTATATTCTTATCTTCGTTGTAGTCATATCCGCCAGTACGGAATACACCACGTTTGCTTTCATTCATTCTATACCAAAGTGCTTTTGACTCAGTTTCTTCTAACTTGAATTGGTTTTCAAATCCATAACACGAACAATGTGAGCCATGCATTTCGTATAAATTTCCGGCCTTATCTTTGAATACAAAAAATGATGTTGAGTCACAACCCCATTTTCCAACTGATTCATATGCTATGAGAACATCCAAATTCTCAAGTAATTTTGATACGGATTCGGCTGATATTTCATCACCGGAATAATGTGACTTCAAATGGTCTTTAATCTCTACTTCCGATTTACCTTTCAAATCTTCTAATGCTAATAGTTTCATATATTAAATTTTAAGTAACAAAAAACCCCAAACTCACGTTCGGGGGCTTTTGCATTAATCACCATAAAAAGAGCGGGACCAAAGAATTGAACTCCAACTTCCCCCCTGGAAGAGGGGTGTGCTACCATTACACTAATTCCGCTTGATAAAACGCTGAGATTATACGTTTGTTGTACCATCTTTAGAAGGGTTATTGTTTGCCTTCTTATCCACTTCCTTTTGAGAAGTATCAGTACAGTGTCGGTTAGTAATGCCAACCACTCATTGAGTTTCAAACTACTCTCTAACTACTCCGCTTCTTCAATCCTGCCGAACTGATTAAACCTTGCGGGCTTAGAAGTTTTCCATTAGAATCACAGACCACTTGCGGTGGTATCGTGGCAACGAACAACTCGTTACTATGTAGACACCTTTCGTCTGAAACTGGCGAACACTTTTGCTTATATTTGTTAAATGTTAATTATGTCAAATTAAGTTTTGTGGTTGTAGATGTATTCGGGTAGTGGTTCGCCAACCAGCTTCCCCATCTTTTGAACGGGGAAATACTAAACTACCCAATGCAATATCCCTATTGCCATATTTTGAGTCATCTTCATACAAATATGTTGGTACATAAAATGTAAGGATAGTAACAGCACCACCTGTACACAGTCTTATCTAACGTCCTTTCGGATGGCTTGATGTTAAGACCACTCTTATATTGAGTAACGAAATGATACGAAGGGATTAAGTTCGTACTTCTCACATATACTCTATGAGTTATTCCTATTGCTCTTCCGAGCTCAATTAGAGTATCTACTTACCCTAATCATTCCGACTGTTCCGTTACAGTGTTACCCTCACATACAGAGCCGAAATGGTATCTCACTTGCCTACTCAATTTTCAAACCTTACAGGGTTGAAAACGCAAGATGCTTAACCAAACATCTCACTTTATCCTACTTTCGTAGTTTATTTATACCGAACATAGGCGTCCGTTAGTCACTATGTTAGTCAAGCTTACTATGTGAAATATATTCCAATATTTTAAGAACTATCAATATAATGTGAGCCAAACTTATGACCTGTTAAGGTTACTCCGTTTATACTACTCTCACATATGAATCAGTAGTGTGATTTAATTAAAGATAAGATAAATTTTTCATTCTACCAAAT